AGAGCCATCAGTGCCGGCGGTTGCATGTACCTCTCGAATGCTGACCACTTGGCACTTCACCGGAGCGGTGAAGAACTGGATATCAGCCACCGAAGAGGCGATGTAGTGGTCAGCAACGATGTACTGCTCTGTAGACAGTTCAAACTGGGATGGTTGTGCCATGGTTAGTTACCTCAATCGAAGTTGGAGGTGTTAGTCGCACGCACGATACCAATGTTCTTGGTTTCGTACACCTTAGTCCAGTTGGTGATGGTCTCCAACTGAGCGCGGGTCGGGTTGGTGGTGGTCACCGCCCATTTGGCGCCAACGGGGTGATACACATAGTGCAGGTCGATCGACATGGCATCGCTCTTGGCGAGGATGTCACGATCGGTTTCGGTCTGCATTCCCATTTGCTCACCGCTGGCGATAGCGCCTTGGGTGAAGAAATAGGTTGCGTACTCAGTGGAAGAACCGCTGCCTTCGGTTTGCACATCATCGGAAACGATAACGCGCAGGCCCATGTAGAAGGGTACGGTCACATCTTCGCCATATGCAGCAGCCATCGAACCACCAGATTGAGTGGTGGTGGTGCCACGAGCTTCGCCAGTTGACACATAGTCAATAGCACGGCGCTCAACCAAGTCATAGTAGACCTTGGAGTGCATACAGACGGTAGTCAACTTATCGCCTTGATCGCCCAGTAGTGAGCGAGCTTCAGCGATATGACGAGGAGACAGCACGACGGGAGTGTCACCGCTCAGGCCGTCAATCGTCAGGTCAACGAAAGAAGCTGATGCGTTGGTGCCGAGGGTGCCAAAAACACCCGACAGGCAGGACAACAGATCCTTCTGTCGTTGGTTGGCGATGTAGTCGGCAATCTTGGCACCGATGGCGGCCATGGGGTCACTGCCAGCAGCAAGGGCCGCCAGATCGCGTGCCTCGAAGGCGCGGCCACGGTGCAAGATGACGCCAACTTGCTTGTCGGCAGTGATCTTACCGGGAGTCAATGAGGTGCTGTCAGTCAGCACTTCAAAATCGCCAGATAGGTTGGCTTTCCAGTAGGGGATGTTGATTAGGTCACCACCTTCCGTAGCGTTCAGCTCAGCCATTGGCTGGACCACACCGCTAGCCAAGAAGGCATCGCGTTGAGTGGTCTGCTCAATGACATAAGGCGTGAAAATCTCGGGGATGATGACATCAGAGCGAAGAGTCGCCATGGTGTCGGGGCAATGGGATGATTGACAGTTTGGGCGCAGCCCCTAGCCGAATGGCGCAGCCATTACAGCAATTGCCACCATGTTAGCGTTGCGCGGCTGCTTTCATGCGATCGTATAGATCGCGATCGGTCTTGAATAGCCTTGATTGCTCGGTTAGGTTGAATGTTTCAGTCGCGAACGGGTTTTTTCCAAGTGGCGCCTGGCCTGATGATCCGCCGGCTGATGGTGCGCCGCTGCCCTGTGGCCTCGGTGCCTTTTGCATCCATGACGGCAGCGTCTTGGCCCATTCAGCTACTGGTGTGCGCTGGTAGCCGTCAACGACTACTACGGTGCCATCTGGTTCGCGCTCAATCTTGTCGGTGCTGAGTTTGGATCGCAGCACTAGGTCAGGATCATGGACGATCTCAGCTAATGCCGTCACGGCAGGCGCGATCAACTCAAGCTCTCGGACTTTGGCTTCAAGTAATTCAATGCGCTGGTCCTTTTGCGCCGTCGCCTCACGGAACTGCTGCTCCAGAGCTTGCCTTGCTTCGGTGTAGTTGCCTTGCTGCTCAAGTTGCTGCTGTTCATGCGTGCGCTTGAACTCAAGCAACTCTTCAACATTGACCCCATCTGGCACCTTAGATGCTTTGGACTTTGCAGCGCGTAGCTCAGTGATTAGTTCGCTGTTTTTGCGTTCTAATGCTTCGATGCTGCGTTGCATTGCATCAGTAGCCGCAGGCTCCTGATTGATGATCTCGTCGGACATTATCCCGCAGGGATAGATTGCCCTACCATTTTACCTTATCGGCCCAGTAAGCCGCAGACAATTTACCCTTGGCGATATTATCGGCGTGTCGTGCCTTGAATGATGCGCGACGTGCTTTGTCTGCGGCTGATTCACCTTTCTTTGCTGGTGATCCTGATACGCCTTGCTGGCCAAAGCGGATCAGCTTAACCGTATCGCCTTCCTTAGCAAGTACGGCGTGCGACTTGTTTGGATTGTTCGGCGTGCGCTTGGGCTTGTTGTAGCCCTCAAATTGCTCGCCGCGATAGGTGATCACTTCTTTTTCTTGGGTTTCTTAGCAGTCTTGGCGGCGGCTTTGAATGCAGCGGCGCTAGGGCGACCAGCTTCGCCTTTGCGTGCCATGCGTTCCTTGCTACCAGCTTCGATGCGATCGCGCTTTGCGTTGATGTTGGCGTAAAGGCCGGGTTTCTTAGGCATCACTTCTTCTTGCGGGTTTTGCCGGCTTCGGACAATGCAATAGCAATCGCCTGCTTACGGCTTTTGACCTTAGGGCTTTTGCCGGGGCCTGGCTTGCCGCTTTGCAGCGTGCCGCGTTTGTACTCACCCATCACCTTGGCGACCTTGGCTTGGGATTTGGTTGGCTTTTTCATGCCCTCAGTTTACCGCGCCATAGCGGCTGCGGAGTTGCGCCAGCGTCAGCTCGGAACCGTCATCACGGACTAGCTTTGCCATGGCATCTGTTGGGCCGTACTTTTTGGCAAGTCTTCGGAAGTAAGGCGCCTTGCTGCCAAGGGCCTCCTGTTGCCGTCTAATCACGTCTGCGTCTGTCTCGCCTGGCAGCTTCTTTTTAAGCCATTCGCCGTAAGTGATATTCCCTGGCACTTGCCCATCCATGCTGGCGCGTTTACCTTCTGGTGGTGGTGGTATGTCAAGTGCTTTGTAGTCGATCACTGGCACCGTAGTAGATCGGCAATTGAAATGCTGCGGCGGCATTGGACCTTTGCCATATTCAAACTCACGGCCATCTAATGCACGGCATATTGCGCTGGTCCTGGTGTCAAGCGTTGCGATGTAACGGTACTTTTTGGTGATGTCTTGATTGCCTTCATATACCTGCTGGCTGGCAGCATTAGCTACTTGGTTGATGCTTGTCCGTACCAGCGTAATGATTTGGTTATCTGCTACCTGCGTTAGCTGGCCGCCTGCTGCTGCAATTTGCCCTACCGTTTTTGCTTCTTCGCCAAATTGCAGGCTGCCGATTAGCCGTTTTGCTATTGATGGTGTTGTCTCACCAGTTAGTAGGCCATTGCGTACAACTTGACTGAACTGCTCAGCTTGTGATGTAGCTATACCGCGAAATGCTTTGCTTACTACCTGCCCATTGGGTAGGGTGATCGTTGCACCTTGCGCAGCAGTAAGACTAAACGTTTGCGGTGCGCCATAGGCAGCGGCAAATAGGTCATCCGATAATGTGACAACATTAAGCTGCGTTGGATCTGTAGTAACAACAGATTGCGCAAATTGCGGGCTGATTTCTACAGTATTGATATTACTACGCAATATACCAGGCGGCATAGCTTTGCGTAATTCATCAGTTACAAACTCCGACTGCAACTGTGCAATGCCTTGCAGTTCAGTGGCGGTTAGCTCTGTTGCATCACCAGCCCAACCATCTAGTGATTCTTTTAACTGCGCAAGGATACTACGCAGCCGTGCTGCTTTGACCGGTGCAGCAAGATCATCAATCACGCGCAATTGATTTACAGCATCAATAATGATGTCGTTGTATGAATTAATAACACGTCGCGCTACGCTATTGCTGTAGCGGTTAAGGTCAATCGCGTTTTTGTATAGTCTTGCCGGTGTGCTCACTGCGTTGCGTCCACTTCTTCCTGTACATCAAAATCATCGCCTAATACTTCACCATCTGATAATTGCATCAGTAGTGTTTCTTTGGTAATTGTGCCAGCAACATAAAGTTGCAGCAGTGCATTAACATCTGCTGGTTCCAACCTAGCGCCAATGAAATCACGATTTACCGTGCAGCTACCTGCTGCTTCTTGCTGACTCATGAATTGCGCATGGAACTTAAGGCTATTGTCGATCATATCTTGTACGTTTTGCGCAATTACCATCATCGTGCTATCACCTTGACTGCGGTCAATCATCTTAGCTGATGCAGTTTCAGCCGATAGCTTTTGCCCTAGCACGGCAGACAATCCTAGTTCATTGATCTGCGCTTGTATTTGTTCTAGACGCTTGAATTGAAAATCAAAGCTGCGGCCTTGCGGTTCAATGTATTCTGCCCTGCCATCAGCAGGAAATGCTAATGCTTCACCAGGGCCTGCTGATACTTCCTCAGCACTTGTCGGAAAGCCAAAAAATGCCAGCATCGGCACGGCTGAGATATGAAGCTGGTTATCAAGGTCTGATTGTACTTGATAGCTTTTAAGGTTTAGCTCTGCAATATCTTCCAGCGGTGGCCTTGATTCCATGAAGCCAACGCGGTTACTGTAGGCCACGCTAAATGGGATCTCAGTAAGGCTTGTGGTGCCTTCATCGACTACCTTGTATTCGCCATTATCTTGACGTTGGTGGATTTGATACTGCCCAGGCGTTAATACACGCACCTGATCAATTTGCTTTTCACCGTACTTGCTGTCGGGGTCTGCTTCTAGTACGGTTTCTTGCAGCCGTAATTGCGTCAGCCGTTGCTGGCCGTCCTGCTGCTCGGTGCGGTAGCCAAGGATTTGACGTGGTGTGTAGGTGCACCAGTATGGGCGGCCACCATTTGATGGTGCATCAACAAGGCAACCAATATGGCCATAACGCACCAGCTTGCGGGCGGTTTCATATGTCCATACATTAAGGTCATTACCTTGCATATCGACGTCAAACAACTGCTCGCGTATTGCATCTGATACGTCTTGCAACTTGACGGGCTTGCGCGTCAACATGCCAGCGAGCATACGCTCTAGACGCTGGTAGTAGGGCGGGACAACACTACGAGCTAGGCGGTTGTCATAGCTTTCGTCAAGCTCGCGTGGCTCCTGCGGTAGGTAGCGGCGATGCTTGCGCCGCATACCATAAGTGCCTTGCAGTAGATCCTCAATCAGGATCCAATGCGGCTCCTGCGCATACCACGCGGAATTAGGATCCCCAACCTGCGCGATGCGCCGTTCGGTGACTTTACGATCGTAGGCGGCTGGGGTGCTATACATCAGCGGTTAATCGGTGTCTTTACTTTAAGGTCATTCCCTGCCCAGTGCATCCTCTTCGTCTTCTTCATCGGCCAGCATATCAAAGGCCAGGCGCTGCTTCACCAGCTCCAGAGCACCAAGAACCTCAAGTGCGCTAACGCCTTCAGCATTGCCGATCAGATTATCCAGGCTGGTCAGGAAGTCTTCCATGGGTTTGGATGTAGACGGCATCAGTATACCCTAACGCCAGTGCCACGGCCAGCACCAGCGTGCAATGGGTTGAACTCACGCCATACGAGGTAGCCGATGGCATCATTCATGTGGTCATAACCGCCGTCTTTATCAGGTTCGCCCTTTTCGCTATAGCTTTGCAGTTCTAGGCATTCGATTAACTTACGGCAACTATGGTCAATGTGCAGACGGATCTCACCTTTGCCATTTTCCATTAATGCTTGCATTGCTGCCACGCGATCACGAACGGGCGGGTTAGCGCGTGGTGATTGGTTACTCATGCCATAGGACTCCAGGATTGCAATATCGGTCTGGCTTGCGTTGGTGCTACGATTGCCGCCGCTTGCGTCTGGGTACACGTAAAGGCGATGGTCTGGGTAGCGTGCCTTGATCGTTTGCGCTAAGGCATCAGTATCATGTGCACCGCTGATCTCATCAAACACATGTAGCGTCTTGCCATTGCGATATGCGATCACGGCAGACATATTGCCTACGTTAAAGTCAACTCCAATGCGCAGCGGTTCGCGGTATGATGGCGTCTCGATTGCGGTTACATGCTTTGTGCGATCGAAGCGATCATATACTTGACCTGTGGTGAGGTTGACAAATTCACCATCAAGATATGCCTTAAGTAGTTGCGGGTCATAGTTTGCTTGCAGGCGTTCAATGAAGTCTGGCGGCAGGTATGGGTTATCTTGCGTGCGCATCTTGATAAGCCGTCGATCGCTGCGGCCTTTGCCATCTTCACTGGCGAATGTTTGCCACATCCACCTAAACCCCTCTGGTGTGGATGCAGCAGCAAACTGGCGTACATTACCAGCACGTAAGCGGCCAAGGATCTTCGGAAATGCTTTGTTTGCTATAGCAGGCGCTACGGTATCGATTTCATCAGTAAGTATCCACGCAGCATTGATACCAATAATGCGCTGCCAATTTTCAAAACTGCGGCATAGGATCTTAGTATCACCGCCAGGTAAATGCAGCATGTATTCAGGCAATGGCGATGCCCTAAATGTATAGGGTATGTCATATGCTTCCAGGAAGTCGTCAAAGTCTGATTGCCAAATATCACGAATCAATGGGCCTGTAGGCTCCATTACAACGCCAATAAACCCTTGATTAGAAGCAGCAAGATGGACGGCCTTAGCACATAAGGCGCGTGTCTTACCTGCGCCATAACCAGCACTAACGCCAAGTATGCTTGATGTTTGGTCATCAACGAAAGCAAGCTGGCCAGGGTGCAAATCCTCGCGAATGCGCAATAACAGGCTACTTACGTCGATGCTTTCATCACTGTGGCCAAACTGCTGCAATACATTACCTGCCCTTGCAGTAGCAAGAATATTCACGAACAAATCTGCGCTAGCTTTGCAGCAGTATTGATCGCACCTAATGCAATATGCAATTGGCCAGCGGCTCGGGCTTCCACTTGCAATGTGCTGCATTGGCTAAGCAAATCAGCCACCATTTGCGGGCGTTCTAAATCCCAATCTGCTTTGAGTTGATCCCTGGCCATTGCCAGATACTTATCACATGACCTTTCGCCAACCCCCCACTTTTCCGAAGCATGGCGAACGCAGTCTGAACGTCTGCCACCATTAGCAATGATCCGCGCAAACTCTGCTGCACGGGATTGCGTCTCTAATTGAGTGCTCCGAATCTGTGCCATAAATAGATGCTAGCAAAAGCCCCCAGCCGAAGCCAGGGGCTGATGGTATCAGAGTTTACTGATTGCCACGATACCTTCCTCGACATCGACTTCAACGGCGAACTTATCGCCGGGTGCTAGGCCAAGCTGACTGGTGTAACCACCGGACAGGATGGCATTACCGTTCTTCTGGATGGTGCCTTCGTAGGAGAGGGCACGGCCAGATTTCGGTGCTTTAACGACTTTAAGACCATAGGCCTCAAGAAGGTTGAAACGCAGTGCAGCAATTTTTGGTTTGCCTTCTGCGGTGACGTACCCGGTTGCTGCTGCCAGTTCGGGTTCAGA